GTCGGAATACGACAGCACCTTTCGCCGCCATTGGATCCTTGGCGCTGGCGACGATGGCGAAGGCGTCGCCCTGCCGCGCCACGCCGACCGCACCGTGCAGGTTACCGGCACCTTCGGCGGCGCTACGGTCAAGATTGAGGGCACCCTGGACAACAGCACTTGGGCGCCGCTCACAGATCCGCAGGGCAATGTGCTGACGTTCGCCAGCTACCCGGCCGGCTACTCCAGCGTCATAGAGGCCATCAGCGAGGCGGTCGTCGCCGTGCGCCCGGTCGTCGTCGGCGGCACCGGCACCAGCCTGACCATTACCCTCTTCTGCCGGAGCTGACCCATGCCCAACATCGACATCCCCAAGAAGGTCCGCGAGTTCGCCGCCATGGCCGAGGCCCTGGCCGAGCTGGTCGATCTCGCCGACAAGGCCAACGCCTGGCAGCAGCAGGAGGCCGAGCACCAAGCGCGCCTCGCCGCGCTGGCCGAGCAGGTCGCCGCCAAGCAGAACGCCGTGCAGCTCGCCGATGCCAAGGAGGACGAGGCCCGCCGCCAGGCCATTGCCATCTTCGAGCAGGCCAAGAAGGACGCCGCGACGACCATCGCTAAGGCAGCTGCCGACGCCGACATGATCCGCAAGGCGGCAGACGAGGCAGTCGAGGCGGCCAAGGCCAAGGAGAGCCGGGCCGAGGCCGACGAGCGCAAGGCCAAGGCCAACCTCGCCAGCCTGGCCGAGCAGACCAAGCTGCTGGTCGCGCAACTTGCCGAGGCCCAGGCGGTCATCGCCAAGGCCGACGCCATAAAGAAAGCGATGGGATAAGCCATGAGCATGTCCGATTCCTCTGAGAACGCCCTGGCGCTTCTCCTGTTCAACAACACCGCCTGGGCCAACGTCGGTGACGCTTCCGGCCTCCAGCCGTCTGCTGCGGCTGGCAACTTCTACATCCGGTTGCATACCGCCGACCCCGGCGAAAGCGGCACGGGCGACACAAACCAGGCGAACTACACCGGCTACGCCGCCGTCGCGGTGGTCCGCACGGCAAGCGGCTTTACGGTCGCTGGTGCGAGCGTGAGCAACGCCGGTCAGGTGCAGTTCGGCGAATGCACCGCCGGGTCAAACGTGGTGACGCACTTCTCTATCACCACGACCAGCGGAGCGGCCTCGCAGATCCTGGTATCCGGTGCGCTCGGCGCGTCCCGCACGATATCGTCTGGCATCACCCCGCTGTTCAACGCTGGCGCTCTGACTGGCACCTTCAACTAAGCCATGGCAATCCGCACGGCTGGCGACATAGCGGACGCGTTCGCCGCCGGGCGGTGGCACTCGCAGCGGTTCTTCAAGAACACGCAGGCGACGGCTGGCGACGGCTCGTGGTACGACTGGGCGTTCTCCGGTGGGCAGCCCGCGTATGACGCCCGCGTCGGCGCTACGCTCACGCGCACCACGTTCGCCGCAACTGGCAATGACGCCATCTGGTTCCCGGCGATCAGCGCAGGACAGGAGCGGCGGTTGGCTGGGTTGACCTTCTGGTCGAACTGCCAGTCGGTCGGCGCACAGGTGAACCTGGAAGCGATGCTGTACGACCTTGTGGCCGTGTACCCGCTGATCGACGGCGACAGCACCGACCCGCAGGTCATGGATAACACCACTCCGCTGCCGCGTTACACGGACGGCGTCGGTTTGCGGGCGGTCCTGGTCAACCACGTTGCGCCGATGCTCACGGGCGTTTCCAGCGGATGCAGCCTCACATACACCGACGCTGATGGCGTACAGCGTACCACGGGCTTCGGCATCCAGAACATCGGCCAGAACCGCTCGGCTGCCCGCATTCCCGGCGCGTCAGGCGGTGCATCCGCCGACCTGTTTATGAACCTCAACGCTCCGAAGGGCGTGCGGTCTATCGACTCGCTGACGTTCGGCACCGCCCCGGGCGGTCTGTGGGCAATCTACCTCGTCAAGCCGGTGGCGTCTGTCAGTCATCGCTCTGGTGACATCAACTTGACTCCGGTAATGACCGAATCGTGCTTCTGCACCGATAGGAGCTTTGACATCCCGCTGATTCCTGACGGTGCCACGCTCGGTTTCTTCACCCTCGTCAACGGTTCCTCACGCATCGTCACCACTATCTACGGGTCCGCCCGTTTCATCTGGGGATAACCATGGCTATCCAATCCATGAACGACATCATCGCGGCGATCAGCGCGGGCAGGACAGTCCGCACCGATTGGAACAAGATATTCGGCGGCACGGCGGCGACCGCTGGCCGTTCCTACGACTTCTCAGGCTTGGCGGGCTTCCCCGTCGCCAACACCTGGACCGGCACGGCGCTGGCCTTCCAGGAGTGCGACGACACGACCGGCTGGGGCATCCCGCACGGCGGCAACGTTAGCACCTATGTCAAGAGCTTGCTGAACCTGGGCGCGATCACCACCGCCTCCTCCGGCATCCCCGGCACGCTTGTGCTGGTCGATGTCGAGGGCTACTGGCCCGGTATCAGCAACAACACCGCCTCGGCGCAGACTCTCACCGGCACGCCGGTCCTGCGCTCGACCAACGGGGCGGGCCTGCGCCTGTTCTGGTCGCAGACGGCGGCGTCTGGCGCGACTGCTCAAAACATCGCCCTAAGTTACACCGACCAGGCGGGCAACACTGGCAACGCGCTGGGCGCGACGGTGGCGATGACTGCCTCGGCCATCGTGTCGCACATCAGCCACGCCGGTATTGCCGCGAACAACTACGGGCCGTTTCTGCCACTGGCGGCTGGCGACTCGGGCGTCCGCAACGTGGCGAGCGTCACCTTCTCGGCTGCGAACTCAGGCACGGGTGCGCTGGTCCTGTGCAAGCCGCTGATGGAGTTGCCGCTCGGCATCGTGTCGGTCTACCACAACAAGGACTGCCTGAGCCAGATCCCGTCGCTGCCGGTCATCCCTGACGGCGCGTGTCTGTCGTGGGTCTTCATCGCTGGCGGTGCCGTCGCTGCGTCAACGACCTTCATGGGGCACACCCAATGCGTCTGGAACTAACACATGAGACACCACGACGCCCGCACCAAAGGACTTGTCTCAGCGCTCAATGACGCATGCGAGCGGCTTGGAGTCGCCACGCAGCGTTGCGATGAGGCCCGCGCTCTGCTTCAAGAGTGCCAGTCCGTCATCGCTCCCAGGCATGCTGACCTGCTGGCACGGATCGCCGCATATATGGGAAATGGGTAGCCTCCATGGCTCTCTGGCCCAATAACCGCCGCGACATCATGGGCTGGTCACCGACCAGCATCGACGGCAACTTTTGGTTCAAGCAGCACCTCTTGCCCTGGGCGCAGCGACAGAAGGCGGTGTTCACTACCCTAGCGGAATCGTCCAGCTTCCCGGAGGGCATGGCTCCGAACGGGGCGATTCTGCACCCGCTCGTCGCAGGGGGCATGACCAGCGCGGCAACGCTTGACCTCGACACCAGCGGCACCCTGCTGTCGGGCAGCATCCTGACCGGCACCTGGACCGGCGACCTGACCGCTTCTGCCAGCCTGTCACAGATTACGTCGATGACCGGCACCTGGACCGGCGACTTCTCCACGAACACGCCGACGCTGAACCTGACGCTGACGATCAGCGGGGCGTGGACGGCGGACTTCGACGCCTCCGCTGCGCTGGCGATCATCGACCCGATGACCGGATCGTTTGAGTTCTCGCTCGACGGAGCCGCCGACCTCAAGGGCCGACTCCGTATGGAGGGCGAGTGGTCCACCAGCGACACGCAGCAGACGGTCAACTATGAGGGCGCGATCTACATTGCGCCCTGGGGTACTGACGGGGTGTCCTATCCGTCAGGCACAGCTACATCCCCGGTGTTCTCGCTCGACTCGGCCATATACCTCTGCAACAAGTATGGCCTTAAGACCATCTACCTGCGCGGGTCGTATGAGCTGGACGAGGATGAGGATGGGTTGATTGACAACTTTGAGTTCAAGGGCTGGGGTCCGATCCAGTTCTGCAAGCTCAACCTCGGCGGTCTGCCGCTCGACACCGTTCACTTCCATGACCTCGTGCTTGAGGGCGAACTGAATACGACCGCCATTGGCGGCACCGGCTGGCAGGCGTCCATTGCCCGCGTGCAGTTCGATAACTGCTATCTCCAGTCGATCACGAATTTGCAAGGCGTGGCGCGAGGGTGCCAGATCGACGGCGCGACAAGCATTGCACCTGGCGGCTGGTTCTCGTCTTCCGATACGGTCATCGAAGGCGATTTCACCGTGTTCGACATGCAGAGCACGTCAGGCACCACGCTGTCAGTTGATGTTACGTCCGGCTGGGCGCAGGTGAACAACATGGTCGCTGGATGCTTGGCTGAGTTCAACTTCAAGGGCGGCGAGATCACATTCCTGGGCGGCTGCACGGGTGGCGAATACTACCTGGAAGGCGTCGGCACCCTGTTCGACTCGTCGAACGGCGGGGCCGGCGGTGCGCTCACCAAGAAAGAGAATCACTTCGTTTGGGACGAGATCATCGAAGGTTCCGAGAGTGGAGCCGGCATGCTGCGCATCTCCGCCGCGGTCGCAGCCGGGAATGCGGCGAACCTCGATGGCAACGCTTCGTTCCAGAGCATGGACGGCGGCAAGACCCGCGTGGCTGGCACCAGAAGCGGCGGCACCCGCACGATCACCACCAGGGACGGGTCGCCATGAGCTGGGACGGCATCTGGTACGGCAACTGGTTCGGCGGGTGGGTCGGCGACTCCGGCGATGTGCCGCCACCGCTGACGCCGTCCGAGTGGATCATCCGCTGCCGACGCAGGAGGAACCGCTGATGTTCGACACCCCACAGCTTGCCGCCGATTTGCGCATGGTCGCCGGAACGCCGGAAGGCCTGCGCGTTATGTGGGAGCTGCTGTCAAGCGGCGGCATTTACGCCTCGACCTTCCGCGGCGAGCAGACCCACGCCAGCGCCTACGCCGAGGGCCGCAGAGCTGCAACGCTGGAGCTGATGGCCGCGCTGAATGACCACGCACCTGTCAGCCTCGCCGCCATGCTCGCCCATCAGCACCAGAGCAGAGCCACCAGCGAGACACAGCCCAATGCCTGACGCCGCCGCCGACGCCGCCAAGACCGAGACCGCCCCCGCCGCCCAGGCGGATGCCGGCGTCCTGTCGCAGGCGCAGCAGTCGCAGGCGCCCCCGGCCAAGTCCGAGGCGCCCGTCGTCTACGACCTCAAGCTGCCCGATGGCTCGCCGCTCAACGCCGACACCGTGAAGCAGGCGACCGAGCTGGCCAAGAAGCTGGGCCTGTCGCCCGCCCACGCCCAGGCCCTGCTGGTCGAGAACTCCAACGCCATCGCCGCCCAGCGCGCAGCCGAGGCGAAGCAGATGGCCGACCAGGATGCCGCCTGGCAGAAGGAACTTGCCGGCGACCCCGAGATCGGCGGCCCCAAGCTCGCCGCCACGGTCACCGCCGCCAAGCGCGGCTTCGCCGCGGCGTCCAAGGACGTGCAGGACATGATCGTCGAGGCGGGCTTCCAGAATCACCCCGGCTTCATCCGGCTGTTCGCCAAGCTCGGCGCCCTGCTCGGCGAGGACGGGATGGGCGGCAAGGCCGGCGGCACCGCCCCGGCAACCGCCACCACGCTCTACCCCTCGATGCCAAACCCCTGACCTGACCACAGGACCACCCAATGGCCACCCTCTCCAGCGCAAACCCCACCATCCTTGATGTTGCCAACCGGATCGCACCGGACGGCAGCCTCGACCGCCAGATCATCGAGATGCTGGCGCAGACCAACGGCATCCTCGATGATGCCACGGTCGTTGAGTGCAACGACGGCAGCGGTCACAAGACCACCGTCCGCACCGGCCTGCCGCTCGGCACCTGGCGCAAGCTCTACGGTGGTGTGCCCGAGAAGAAGAGCACCACCGCCCAGGTGCGCGACGCCTGCGGCATGCATGAGAACTACGCCACCATCGACAAGGCCCTGGCCGACCAGAACGGCGGCAGCGCGGCATGGCGCCTGACCGAGGAGGCCCCCTTTATCGAGGGCATGAACCAGGGCGTCGCCGGCACGCTGTTCTACGGCGACACCACGGTCAACCCCGAGCGCTTCATGGGCCTGGCCCCGCGCTTCGCGTCCAGCTCCACCGCCACCGCCGAGAGCGCCGACAACGTCATCAAGGCCGGCGGCTCCAGCAACCTGACCAGCATCTGGCTCGTCACCTGGCACCCGACCATGACCACCCTGTTGTACCCCAAGGGCAGCAAGGCCGGCTTGACGATGCGCGACCTCGGCGAGCAGACCGTCTATGACGGCAGCAACAACCCGTTCCAGGCCTACCGCTCGCACTACAAGTGGGACATGGGCCTGTCGGTGCGCGACTGGCGCTGCATCGTCCGCATCAGCAACATCGACGTGACCGCCCTGACCAAGAACGCGGCCACCGGCGCCGATCTTATCGACCTGATGACCCAGGCCATCGAGCTGCTGCCCGAGACCGCCAGCATGGGCCGTAAGGCGTTCTACTGCAACCGCACCATCCGCAGCTTCCTGCGCCGCCAGGTCGCAAACAAGGTTGCCGCGGGCACCCTGACCATGGACGAGGTTGCCGGCAAGAAGGTGCTTGCCATGGACGACATCCCCGTCCGTCGCTGCGACCAGCTCGTCAACTCCGAGTCCGCGGTCCCCTGATCCTTCAACACCTCCAACTCCCAAAGGCAATGCCATGATTATCGACGACCGCCTCGAAGTTTCCGACAGCCAGGCCGTGACCGCCTCCGCGATCAGCACCGACATCATCGACCTCGGCCCGGTGACCAACAACACCCTGCGCGACGTGGGCAACGGCCGCCAGCTCTTCCTGGTCATCCAGTGCGACACCACGGCCACCGCCGCCGGCGCCGCCACGGTGACCTTCTCGCTGGAATCGGACAGCACGGTTGACCTGGCCACCAGCGCGACCGTTCACGCCACCAGCGCGGCCATCGGCAAGGCCACCCTGGTCGCCGGCTACCAGCTCGTCATCCCGGTGCCCGCCGGCCTCAAGAACTATGAGCGCTACATGGGCGTCCGCTACACGGTCGCCACCGGCCCGCTGACCGCCGGCGCCTTCTCGGCCTTCATCACCGACTCGCTGCAGAACGCCCCGACCTACGCTGACGCCATCTAAGCCATGGCAGACGCGAAGCAGCCCGAGCCCGTCAAACTGGTGCGCGTGCGAGCGCGCACCAGGGGCTACCTGGACCTGCGCAAGACCGGGCACCCGGTCGAGTATCAGGTCGGCGACGTGTTCGATGTGCCTGAGTCCCTGCTGGCCAACCGCTGGCTGGAGCGACTGCCGGATGCGCCGGCCGCCGAGCCGGTCCATCCGACCCAGGCCGCACCCATCAAGACCGGCGGCAAGTCGGTCATCTGACGGCCGCTGGCTTCACCGCGGCGCCAGCCGCCTAGGAGCCTGATCCGTGGCCAGCGCCATCGACATTTGCAACCTCGCCCTGTCCCGTATCGGGCAGGGCGTGCCCATTGCCAGCCTGACCGAGGCCAGCGAACCGGCGGTGCAGTGCAACGCACTACTGCCGATCCTGCGCGACTTGGTGCTCGGCGATGCCGACTGGTCCTTCGCCCGCCGCACCGTCGCCCTGGCCCTGGTCGCCGAGGATCCGACCACGACATGGGGCTACTCCTACCGCGCGCCGTCCACCTGCCGCCGCGCCCTCTACCTCGATCCCGAGCAGATCCGCATTCCCTGGGCCCTGGCCGGCGACGACAGCGGCGATCTAATTTACACCGATGTCGAGGACGCGGTGCTCGTCTACACCGAGCAGGTGACCAACCTGGGCCTGTGGAGCACCCACGCCGCCGACGCGCTTGCCTGGCGCATGGGCGCCGACCTCGCCCTTGTGCTCGCCCGCGACGCCGGCCGCGCCGAGGACTGCCGCAAGCAGTACCAGGCGGCCATCCTGCGCGCCAGCGCCAACGACGGCAACGCCGGCAGGCCCAAGCCATCGACCTACCTGTCTCCTGGCGAGACCCGCACCGAGACGGCCGGGACCACCATCCCGCCCGTGGAGGCCTGACGCATGCCTCTGGTCGTCCAGCGCAGCCTTGCCGGCGGCGAAGTCACCCCCGCCGTATGGGGGCGGGTGGACCAGGCCAAGGTCCAAACCGGCCTCGCCCGCTGCCGCAACTTCCTGGTCCAGCGCTTCGGTGGCGTGACCAACCGGCCCGGCACCCGCTTCATTGACGAGGTGGACGACAGCGCCGACGCTCACCGGCTGATCGACTTCGTGAGCGGCGACACCACCGCCTACCTGCTGGTGTTCGGCGACCTGACCATGCGCGTGGTCAAGAACGGCGTAACGGTCGAGTCATCGCCTGGCGTGCCCTACTCGCTGGCCACCCCCTACGCAGCGGCCGACCTCCGCGGCCTGCAGGTGGCCCAAGACGGAGACCGCATGCGGATTGCGCATCGGTCCTATGCCCCGCGCGAGCTGGTGCGCACCTCCGACACCGGCTGGACCATGTCGGCCCTGACCTTCATCCCAGACCAGGCGCGCCCCACCGCCCTGACCGCGACCCCGGCCGGAGCCGGCGCCGTCGAGTACCGCTATCAGGTGACTGCCGTATCGGCCGACAGCGAGGAAAGCCTGCCGGCAACCCAGGCGGCCAAGACCATCACCGGCGCCACCCAGGCCAACCCCTGCGTCATCACCGCCAACGCCCACGGCTACAGCAATGGCGACGAGGTATGGATCGACGGCATCGTCGGCATGACCCAGCTCAACGGCCGGGCCTTCACCATCGCCAACGTCGCAACCAACACCTTCGAGCTGGTGGACGAGAACAGCACCACTCACACCGCCTACGCCAGCGGCGGCAGCGCCTACCGCACCAGCGTCCGCTTCACCGGCGCGACCATCACCACCACCAGCGGCAACACCGTGAGCTGGGCCGCGGTTGCTGGGGCGCGCAGTTACAACGTTTACAAGGCGGTCAACGGTGTATTCGGCTACATCGGCACAGCGAAAGAGACCAGCTTTATCGACCTGAACATCGCCGCGGCCACGGCCTACACGCCGCCCAGCATGGTCAACCCGTTCCGGGTGGCCGGCGATTACCCCGGCGTGGTCGGCGCCTACCAGCAGCGGTCAGCGTTCGCGTCCACCGACAACGACACCAACCGCACCTGGCTGTCGCGCGTCGGCATGTCCGACAACTTCACCACATCATCGCCGACCCAAGACGACGACGCCATCGACTTCACCCTGAGCGGCCGGCGCGTCTCCGAGGTGCGGCATCTGGTCGAGGTGCGCACGCTGGTCATGCTCACCAGCACCGGCGCCTGGACGATCCAGGGCGACCAGGCCGGCACGCTGCGGCCCTCCGCGATCAATCCCAAGCAGGAAGAACACACCGGCGCCGCCTCCACCCCGCCGCCCGTGATCGTCGGCGACAGCGTGCTCTACGTCCAGGCGCGTGGCACCACCATCCGCGACCTTAACTTCGACGCCGGCCGCGATGGGTACACGGGCGGCGACCTGACCCTGTTCGCCGGCCACCTGTTCGACAGTTACAGCATTGTGGCCATGGCCTTCGCCGCCGTGCCCCATTCTGTGGTATGGGTCGTCCGCTCCGATGGCGTGCTGCTGGGCCTTACCTACCTGCGCGATCAGCAGGTATGGGGCTGGCATCGCCACGACACGGGCAACGGCGACATCATCGAGGACGTGGCAGTCGTTCCCGATGGCGGCGAGGACGTGGTCTATCTGCTGGTCAAGCGCACTGTGGACGGGGCGACGGTGCGCTACGTCGAGCGCATGCAGTCCCGCCAGATCGACGACCTGATCACAGACGCATGGTTCGTGGATTCCGGCCTCCAGTACGACGGGCGCAACACCAGCGGCACCACCCTGACCCTAAGCGGCGGCACCACCTGGGCCTACGGCGAGCCCCTGACCCTGACCGCGTCCACCGCCATCTTCTCGGCCGGCGAAGTCGGCAACACCTACCGCCTGCGCCGCCTGGGGCAGACCGTCGACGTGGAGGTGACCGCCTACACCAGCACCACCGCCATGACCGTTGCCGCCGTCAAGACCGTGCCCACCGAGCTGCGCAACCAGGCGACCACCGATTGGGACCGCTGCGTCGATGAGATCGCCGGCCTGGCCCACCTGGAGGGGCGCGAGGTTGTCATCCTCGCCGATGGTGGCGTGCAGCCGCCGCAGATCGTGACAGCCGGCGCCGTCCCCCTCGCGCACGACGCCGCCGTGGTGACGGTCGGCCTTCCCATCGATGCCGACATCGAGACCCTGGACATCGAGATGGCTGATGGCGGAAGCCTGCTGGAGCGCAAGAAGCGCGTAAACCGCGCCGTGCTGCTGGTAGAATCCAGCCGCGGCCTATGGGCCGGTCCCGACGAGGACCACATGCGCGAGTGGAAGATGCGCGACCATGAGCACCCAGGCCAGTCCCCTGGCCTATTCACCGGCACCGTTGAGATCCCAGTATCCGCCATGCACACCAACGGCGGTAGGCTGGTCATCCAGCAGCTCGACCCGTTGCCCCTGTCGGTCCTGGCCGTCGCGCCTGGCGTGGACATTGGAGGTGGCGCATGATCGGCTACGGACTAGCAGGCCTTTCCCTGATCGGCACCGGGCTCAACGCCTACAGCCAGCTCAATTCGGCCTATGCCAACCGGGCGCTCGCCGAGTTCGACGCGAGTCAGATCGACGCCCAGGCGCGCGACGTCATCGACCAGGGCGCCGCTGCAGCCGCCGATGCCCAGGCCAGGGGCCGCCTCGTTTCCGGCGCCCAGCGCGCCGCCTGGGCCGGTCAGGGCGTCAACGTCAACAGCGGCACCGCGCAGGCCATCGCCGCAGACACCGACAAGCAGCTCGCCATCGAGCAGAACCGCATCATGGCCGACGCCGTGCGCGCCAGCCTCGGGATCAAGGCCCGTGCCCGTAGCACCCGCCTGGCGGGCAAGCTCGGCGCACAGGCTGGCGTGCTGTCGGCCGCTGGCACCGGGCTGTCCGGCCTCGGGCAGGCGGGCGGCATGGCATACCAGGAATACCGCGGCGGATAACCCATGGCCATCATCGTCCCCACCCTCGACCCTGCCCGCACCGCCCTGGGCTCCGCCCCAGACACCCGCCTGGGCGTCCGCACCTCGCCCGAGGACTTCGGCGCAGGCCTGGCCAGGGGCATCACCGACATCGCCGGCGACGCCAATCGCATATACGCCGATGTACGGAAGAACATCAACGAGGCGCGCGTGCTCGACATCGACACGCAGGACGCCGCCGAGGACGACGCCGCGCGCCGCGACCTCTCGCAGGTGAGGGGCATGGACGCCGCCACTGCCTTCGATACCATCTACGCCAACCGGAAGAAGCGACAGGCCGAGCTGATGGCCAGCCTGTCCAACCTCGACCAGCGCGCCGCCTTCCGTGCCCGAGCCGCAGCCCGCGCCAACGCCTTCGAGGACGCCGGCAACCGCCACATCATCGCCGAGGCGCAGCGGTACGACCAGGACACCATGGATGCCAGCGCCGAACTGGTCACGCAGCGCATCCAAGGCGCCGGCACCAACGTCAAGGTGATCGACGCGAACCTGAGCACCTTCGACACCAACCACGGCAAATTCGCCAAGCGTTACAGCATACCGCCCGAAAAGGTCGCCGTCAGGCGCCAAGCGATCATCGACCGCGGTCTCCTCGGCAACATCAGCGCCCAGGTGGACGCCGACAACGACCTCGGCGCCGCGCAGGTGTTCGAGCACTACAAGGACGCGATGAGCCCAGGCGCCAGGGCCGATGCATCCAAGCTGCTCGACGCCGCCACCACCCAAGGGACGGCGCAACGCATCGTGGATCAGTACGTCATCCGCGGCGGCGCAGACCTCGCGCAGGTGCAACGCATCCTGCTCGGAGAGTTCCCGCTGATGGACCACATCCCCAGCGAAGCGCGCGACGTGCAGGATGAGATCGCCCGACTGCAGGGCAGCACCGACCCGGCCGACATCAGCCGGCGCGAGGTGCTTGCCAACTACCTTAACGATACTGAGAAGGGACCGGCCAGGGCGCCCGAGTGGGTCGTTGCGGCGATGAAGAACCAGAAGATCCGCGACGCCGTCGAGAACCGCGCAAAGGACGCCATCGGCATCCGCGAGCGGGCCAGGGAGCAGCAGCAGGACAAGCTCTTTACCTACGCCTACAAGCTGGCCAAGGACAGCGACGCTGGGCTGGACGCCGTGCCGCGCTCCATGCTGGAGGCGCTGGAACCGACGCGGCGGCAGCAGCTCGAAGGCTGGGCGCACCGCAATGCGCGCGGCGAACAGCTGCCGTGGAGAGACAGCCGCAAGGCCCGGTATGAAATCGAGGCCGCCCTGCGCGACCCGCAGAAGCGCGACGACATCCTCGCCCAAGGCCCAGCGGCCTACCTGAGCATGATGAACAAGGACGATCAAGACCATATTGAAGAACTCTTCAAGAAAGCCGGGGAAAACCCGGCCGCCGCAACCGCCGACCTCAAGACCAAGGACGACATAATCAAGATTGCCCTCGCGCAAATGGGACTTCCGCTGGAGGCTGTGACCACCGAAAAAGGCGTATCAACCTTCAACGAGCGCACCGATAAATTCGTCGACGCCGTCGAGACCCGCGTGCGCTCCGCGCTCAAGCCTGGCGAGAAGCCGAACAGCGAGACCTGGAGGAAGGCGGTCGAGGAAGAGAAAGCCGCATGGGTCAAGAAGGTGCTGGGACCATCGAAGTGGTACAATCCTGGCACCTGGGGCAGCGGCGAGAGCATGCGAGCCATGGAGGCCCCCGCCTTCCCGCGCACCGCGGCGCGTGTTGACCAGATCCCGCCCGACAAGCTGGCCAAGATCGCCGCCGCGGCGGCCGAGAAGCAGACCACCCTGAGCGATCAGCAGATCGTGGACATTTACAACCAGCAGATAATGAAGGAACCGGCCCGTGCCGAATGAGTATAGCGACCTAATCCCGCAGGCCGCCGACCCCACGCCGCCGACCCCACGCCCGACCGAGCCCGAGCCAGAGCCCAACCCCTACGCCGACGGTAAAAACCCGGCCGGGGTAATAGCGGATCTAAAAACCAGGGACGACGAGCCCAACCCCTACGCCGAGGCTGTCGGCCAGATCGCCGAGCGCGAGCACGTCTTCGTCCGCACCGGCCTGCTGCAGGACAAGGTCCGCGCCGCCCGCGTGCTGCGCCTCTCGTACGCCCTGCAGGTGCCGGCCGACCTGATCGACAGCGACCTCGACGGCATCGAGCAGGAAGTACGCGCCCAGGGCTTCGACCTGGCCAAGTGGAAGCGGGAAAGCCCACGCCTGGCCGCCTGGATCGCGCAGCAGCCCGAGAACCTGGCCATCGCCAAGGACGACCTGGCGCGCATCGCCGCAGCCGAGCGCTTCGTCCGCGAATCCCCCGACTACTCCTTCGACAAGCAGGGCGGCATCCTGGGGCCGGCCATCAAGCAGGGCGAACAAGGCGCACTGAGACCCTACTTCCGCAGCGCCGCCGACCTCTACCGCCATGTGCGCGAGCAGCAGAACCTGGCTGTGCTGGACGAGATCATCCAGCGGGACCGTGACGCCGCCGTGCGCGAGCGCTTCGGCGACGTGGGCGGCCGATTCATGGCCGGAGCTGCCGGCAGCCTGAGCGCCACGCAGCGCATGCTGGGGACCGCAGACACCACCGCCGAGTCCGAGCGCCTGGCCGAGTCTGCTGCACGCAACATGCCCGGCTTTTGGGGCGATGTCGTGTCCGGTGGCGGCGGTGTCACCGCCGACCTCCCGCTCATGCTCGCCGGCGGCATGCTGGCCCCGCTCTCCAGTATCAAGAGGCTGGCCGATGCCGGCCGCGCCGGAAAATACGCCCAGGCCGCCCTGACCACCGCCGTCGTCAGCCAGCCCCTGGCCATCCGCGAAGGCATCATCACCGGGATGGACGATGGCTGGGCCAACGGACTGGCATCCTGGGGCATCGAGACCGTCGTCCCGGCCGCGTTCGGCACCACCGGCAGCGAGAAGGTGCTGACCAACCTGGCCAAGCGCGGCATGGCAGAGCCAGTCGCCCGCGGCTATGCCCGCGCCGCCGGCCGCCTGCTGGTGGATATGGGTCTGGAGGCGACCGAGGAAGTCGTCACCGAGCTGGCCCACGCTATGCACGAATCCGCCAGCGGCATCGACCCGCGGGCCATGGATCCAGAACGGCTCTGGCCGCGCCTGGGCGTGGCTGGCGTGCTGGGCGCCGGCGTGGGTGGAGCGTTCAACGCCCCGGCCGCCGTTCTTGAGGCCCGTGGCGTCAAGATGGACGCCGAGATCGGCCGCATGATCGCCGCCAGCGATGCCAAGTCCGTTGTCGGCGGCATCTTCGACGCAGCCGCCGCTTCGCCGGGCGTCACCGCGGCGCCCGAGGCCGCCCGCACCCTGTTCCAGTCGATGGCCGACCAGAAGGCCGGCACGGTCTGGCTCGACCGCGACGCCTGGGACGCGCACATCAAGAGCCTCAACCAGGATCCCCGCGAGCGCGCCGCCGCGATCATGGGCGACGGCGGCAAGAGCTACGACGAGGCGGCCCGCACTGGCGAGGCGTTGGCCT